GAAAATATAATAGCTTCAGGTTTATCTGTTAATAGTCCTGTTAAGTTCAATGAATTAGTCCTTAATGCAGAAGTAGGACAAGTTTATATATTTAGAGCTAGTGTAGAAGGACAAGACGGAGAGACTTATTATTCTAATGATTATATTGTAGAATGTGTTTCTGTTCCTGCTATGAACGTAATGTATTATGGACATACGGATATTGCTCCGCAAGTATTTGATAAAATGTCTATTAATGATATTATGGCTATTGAAGGTAACACTCCTAGAACTATTACGGGAAGTAATAATAATACTTTTATTATTAAACAGAAAAAGAAAATCCATTATTTATTGATACCTGATAAGTTAATGACTCTTGTTAAAGCTGAATATGGTACTACTCTTGTTACTACTCTTTGGGACGGAGAAGAAGGTGCTTATAAGACAAATAATCCAGGTGGAATTTATGATGGTATTCATTATAATGTATTCTTCTTATATTCTCCTTCTATATTCGATGATGATATTCGTATAACTTGTAGAAATAAATAATATGAGAAAAGGAATAAGTATAGGTCAGCCTCTTGTTAACAATAGTGTAGATGATAATTATAATCCTCTACCTGATGTTGATGCTAAGTATGGACCTTATAATAGTATTGTAGAAGCTCTGAAAGAATTGTCTCCTGAATTACGTTCGGTAGGTCTTACGGTAGGTATTAAACAAAATAATATTATTAATGAGTATTGGTTTAATGGAGGTATTGAAAGCGAGAATCTTGTAATTAAGCAACAAGGTGGTGGAGATGAACCAGTTCAAACTGTTTATATACAAGACAATCCTCCTGTTAATACAAATTCTCTTTGGGTAGATACTTCTGGATTAGGGGCAGCTCTTGAAGAAGATGAAAAGCTAGCTCCTATAATTCAATCTATTCAAGTGATACAAAAGTATCTTGATACTATTGTCCATCAGAGAGATTTAATTATAAATCCCGGTCATGTTAGTAATACTTTTACTAAGTCTGTATTAAAAGAATATACTCCTATTGACCCTAATACAGAACAATTAGCAATTAGAGTTGCTGCTGTTGGTGAAAGTCTTGAACCTGAAACAGATGAATATGAACCAAATACTAAAGCGGTTCGTGGGCATTATGGTACTCTTAAAGAAATCCAAGATAATTTTAATAATTTTGTAGATTACGAACTTCTAATTGCTACTGATGTAAAACGTTTATATACCAAGATTAATGGAGAACCTGTTAATCTTACTGGTACTAGTTCAGGCGGTGACGGTAGTATTGATTATGAAGCATTGGATAAATTAGATACTATTGGCTTCGTTGCTCCTAATGGACAAGTATATCGTGTTAAAGTTAATAACAACGGACAACTAGTAGTATATAAGAAAGAATTAGATACACCACAAGCAGAACCTACTAGTGGACAAGAAGAACCTGGAACTGGTTGGGTATATGTAACTACTCTATATCTACAAAAGTTATATATTAACTCTTTGTATTGTGGCGGTATTACTAGTGACGAATATAGTTATAATCCATGCTCTCATAACTTCGTTGAACTTAGTAATCTTACAGGTAAAGATGTGTCTCTTAATGGACTATCATTACAGTATGGTACAGAAGGTGGAAATTGGGAAGTACTCCCTTTATGGGGGAATATCAAAGCAGGTTCGACATTCTTAATTAGAGGTGCTCAATGTTCAGTAATGAATACTAATACTACTCGTATTAAAGTTGAGACTTATGATATGGAATGGTATGCTAGTGATGGTAATCTTATTAAGTTTGATAATAAGAAAGCTAAGTTTTTCTTGACTTGGGGAACGTCACCTAGTTCTGTTGCGAATCCTTATAATAACACGACCTCCCCTATAAGGGTATCTAAAGGTTATATTGATTTAGTTGGACTTCAAATCTTAAATGCTGGTGATGCTGATAAAGTTGATGCTGCTGAAAATACTGCTTATGGTTATCTTGATAGTAAGTACTTATTTACCAAGTACTATACTATGGACAATGTTAAGCAAGCTACTAAAGCTCTTAGTGCTAGAAATAACGCTAATGATATGTACTTTGTTAATCTCGAAGCAAACATAATACCTAGAGTAGATTCTTATACTCCACGTGCTAGCTTTGAGAACAAGAATATATTCTTTAATAAGACTTTACTAGACCATACTAAACCTAATAAGGTTACTATGACTTTAGGTAGAAAGGCTTGTTATACTTTTAATGAATCTAATGAACCTAATGACGATGCTAGTAGATGTTTCAATTGGGTGTCAGTAGGTTATTATGATGAATATTTATGGTATCGTGCATATAGAAGTGACAATAGTTATACTAATTGGACTAAAGTAGAATCATTTAAAAATGAGACTGGTGTTCGTAAATATTATAATCGTATTCGTGCAATAACTACTGATGGTACTCCTTTTACTACTCATAAAGTAATACTTACTCATTTAGGAGAACAGTATGATACTCATACAGGAGATAAGAATATTTATTATGAGTATTATGTAGGTAGAGACGAAACTTATAAGAGCGATGTTCGTAGATTTGTAGTTATGAGTGAAAATGTAGGGAGCGAAGTTCTTAACTTTGTTCAGACTTCCGACCAACAAGGCTTTAATTGGGATGAATATAATGTATGGAGAATAACTGCCGACCAAATAAAGAAGGACTTTAATAGATATGAGACCAGTAACATATCTGTGTGTTACTTTATGATTAATACTGGTGACATGACACAGAATGGTAATCGTATTAATGAATGGTTAGATTATGAAGCAGGAAGAGAACCACTATACGATATTGCTGAAATGGTAACTGTTGGTAACAATGATTTAACTCCGGCTAATGTATATGTTCTTGGCGATGGTGGCGATAATTCTAAGATTAATGCTACTAATATTAGATTCTTCTATTGTTACGAAATGGATGAAGATAATCCGCCAGTATTTACTGTTGAAGATAAAGAGATATTTGTCGAATCATTATATTCTTTTGATGTTGGACATAATCATTTCTTATGTGTTAATAGTGAGATAAGTGCCAATACTGAAAGAGATGTTTACGGACTTACTACTACTGGTGTAATGTATGATTTAATAAGACAATGGTGTGAAAGAGATGATGCTAATGCAACTAATGCTAAAGCTAAGATAGCTTATTGTCATGAAATGCCTTTTACTATTATTACTCAAAATCTTATTAATTCATTTTATTGGAATAATGAAGAAAACACTAGTGTTGAGAGAAGTGGTAGTAGATTGAATTTCAATACCACTAAAGCTAACGCTTATTGGTTCTCAAAGTTCTTACAGACCCACAATTACCGTTTATGTCTTGGTGGACACAAACATACTTACAGTTGCAGTTATCCGATTTTAGAGAACGAAAACAGCTCTATGAAGCCTATCATACAGGTCACTGCGGACGTTTTAAAGAAGGATTTTAATTCTGATGAATTATATACGGAAACTGCCGAAGGTGCGTTAAAAGGGCAATCTTTCCCTAAATCTTGGGAAAATAATACTAACTGTGATATGCTGAAACACTTGTGTACATTTCAATTAGTAGATGAAATAACTGCTCCTGTATATCTTATGTGTCAGGCTAGTGGATATAAACATACTAGTAATAAAGAACTTCCTAGTCCTAATATTCCGTGGTTAAGGTATTTCTTTCCTGCTAGTATTACTATTAATAGTAGAGACGATGTTACGGCTAAAGTTAATGCAGGTCAACGTTATCCTTTCTATATTAAGTATTTCTTAAAGCCAGGCAAGGTAGATGATTTACATTATTACCCTAATTTACAAGCTACTGTTAAGAAGCTATCTAATGTATTTAATAATTCCGGTAAGTATAATGTTAATCTTCAAGGATTAAATCCAGCTTATGGAGTTATTGGTGGTAATGGAGAAACTAATAATGGTAATGATATAATTAACGTGAAATTTCCAACTTATAATATTAGTTGATTATGGCAGATAATATTAAAAGGTATAATCCTAAAACTGGTAATTGGGATATAAGTTCTTCTGGAAAAGCTACTGGTATTGTTGTCGAAGACCCTCGTCTTATCGACCCTGAAGTAGCAGAAGAAGGTGTTACTGGTGAAAGTCTTAATGATGTTCTTGTTCGTCATGAAAAAGAATTAAAGAAACATGGTGGATATATTGCTTGGCTTGCCGAACATGGTGGTGGAGGAAGCGGTGGCAGTGGTGGAACTACTGGCGATAAGATTACTCTTACTAATGGTAATATAGTAAAAGAAGGTAATATTAATTATCTTTATTCTACTGTTACTACTAATATTAAGTTAGAGTATCTTATTACTTCTAGTAAGAATAATAAGAGATATTTTATTACTGTTACTCTTGATGGTAATAATATTATCGAAGGAAAAGAAGGTTGGACTAATACTCCCGGAGTTCTTACTATTCCACAGTTAGATAAATTCTCTGCTAATAGTAATCACTCTGTTGTGATTACAGCTAGCGATACAGATGGATTTTCTGCTGAATCTTATCTACTTAATATAGTAGAAGCTAGTATTAAACTTACTAGTACTGTATCAGGTAATACTGCTACTGTTGGTCTTGATTACTTCTTTACTTATAGTATTACTAGTAAAATTATTGGTTCAGACGTTAATCTTGTTGTAACAAATGTGACTAATGGTGCTACTAAAACTATTGAATTAGGTAAGACAACTTCTACTGCTTCTAAACAAGTTAATGTTAACTTATGGGAACTAGGTAATATTATAGCAGGTAGTTCTTATACTATACAAGCACAAGCATTTACTTCAATGAATGAAGCTACTGTTCAATCTGATAAAGTAACGAATCGTGTAGTTGTAGAAGATGGTGTTAATCTTGTTGTTTTAGTAGAAGGTATTACTAGTAAAGCAGAAGTAGATGCCGGAGTTGAGAGAACTAAGTTCTCTCAAAGCGGTAATGTATCTTTTGCATTTACTCCATATCTTGCAGGAGTTAGTCTTATTTATTATGCAGTTAGAATCGAACATAATGGTATTACTAAAGATATAGGTTACTTCGATGAAGGAAACTATAATGATAATCAATATGTTCAGCGTGGTAAACAACAAGTATTTAGTTACGCTATTCCAACAGAAGGAGATGTTATTGGTAATTGGAATATTACACTTCGTTGTTGGTCTGAAAAAGGAGACCCTGTAACTGATACAATTCTTGCTTGTGAAGTAGTATCTAGTTCCCAAGCTCTTATTGCAGACCAAAATCCTAATAATAGTAGGTATGCTAGTTGGCACGTTCGTCAAGAAAGTTTCCCTCAAGTATCTACTACTAAAGTTTGGACTAGTAATGAACCAACATTTACTGTGCCTGGTTCTATTACTCCTAGTGGTGCTGTAACCAATCTTAATGTATATAATACAAACGGAGCACTATCAGGCTTCTTAACAAAGAATGGACAATCTATGTTACGTATATCAGGAGAAGCCTATGGTGTTATTGATGTACAACCATTTAAAGATGATATAACAACTCTTAATAATTGGTCGAGACAAGGGTTTGGATTATCATGTACATTCAAGTCAGATATTCATCCGTTCTCAAATAGAACGATCTTCTTTATAGGGGATTACAATACTGACGAACAATTCTCCGAAGGTATTAAAGTAGGTCTTGAAGATATTACTTGGTCTTATACAGATGGTAATATTAAAGAAACTATTAGTTGTAAGATACAACAGAACGTTATTAATACTGTTGATTTTATAGTTAATAAGAATCAAGGAAAGATGATTGTCGGTATCTTTATCAATGGTATACTTAATGCTGCTCGTGAAATAAAGACCGACTTTACTTGGAAGACTAATTCTAAGATATATCTTGGTTGCGATATTAGTAATTCAGGACAGATTCAAAACTTTGCTGATGTTAACTTCTATGATATTAAGTTGTTCCGTGTTCCTGCTAATGATAAAGAAATTGTTATTAATGCAATGAACTCTAGAGCTAGAGCAACTCTTTTATCTGATGGTAATGTAGACTTTACTGAATACAATAGAATGAAGTTAAAGAACTTCTTCTCTACTTCTGATTCAGAACCCCATTCTACTCTATGGGACGATATTAACCAAACGTATGCTAGTGTCAATTTCAACAGTCTTATCTCTGATACTACTAGAGTATTACCAGTTGATATAATGTTGATTAATTGCGCTAATACTGGTTTTACTCGCGCTATATTTGAAGAAATTGGAGGTCAGAATAATAATTGGTATAGTGGTTGTACTATGAGTTACTTTAGTCCAACTTCGGGAAAGTCTAGCTCTGAATATACTACTGATGTTTCTGTTTCTAAGCAAGGTACTTCTACTTTGAACAATCTTATTAAGAACTTAGAGATAAGATTCGATAAGATGCTTAAAGATGATGATGGTGGTAATCTTGATTACGAGTTATTCCAACCTAGAGAAACATGGTTTCCTGAAAGACAATTTACGCTTAAAGCTGACGTTGTTGACAGTGCTCACGCTAATAATGCTTCTATTGGTAAATGGATTAATGATAACTCGGATTTCTTATTCGAGAAAACTCCGCCTATGGAGCAACTTGAATCCCATCGTCCAGTAGATACTCGTGATAGAACTGTAAAAGATAAGGTCACTATTAAACAAACGCTTGAAGGTTTTCCTATAATACTTCTTATTCAGTTTGATGGAGAAGAAACTCAAACTATGCTTGGTATATATAGTTTTAACTTAGGTCGTGGAGCTTATTATAATATGGGATTCCGATTTATGAAAGACTTTACTACTAAGATAAAGAATACAACAGATGAGTATGTTGATAATAAACTTCCTGCTTTTGTTACTTCTTATCATACTTATGCACAAGATGAACTATTCGGAAACATAGACCAAAGAAAAGTTTATTCTTATGAGTTTGGAGAAAATGCGAATGTAATTGTAGATGGAGAAAAGACATTACCATTAGCATTGTTTATGCAAGATGATTTATCTATTATCAAACATGTAGGTGAATTTAAATATAATGGTGGTAATTGGCTAGAACCTAGTGCACCGGTTACTGATGATAATGTTTGGAGAGCATTACAAGAGTTATTCTCTATCTTTGCTCAAATGACTTCATCAACAGTTAAGAAATACATTTGGAATGAGACTTCCGGCGGTTATGAAGAAACTACTGGTGAATATCCTGCACAGTCTAGTTGGTCTACACTTGCTGCTGAACTAGATACTAAGTTCTCGATTAAGAACGCTTACTCTTATTTATTGACGTGTGTAAAGTACGGACTTGTAGATTCATTAGGTAAGAACTTAACTTTAGTTTGTTATAATGTCGGTGGAACTAATAAGTGGTTTATCAGATTCTATGATATGGATACTGCTAATGGTCTCGATAACGTAGCTCTTGAATCTGTTGCTAAAACTGCTTGGTTAGATACATTTAGTAATAATGATAAGAATGATGTTAACTCATTAGTTATTACTAAAAATGCTGCTGATGGTGGATATGATACTTATAGTTCTCGTATGTGGGATGTATTAAGAGATACTATTTTTGCCAATACTGGAGTATTCGATAGTTCTCTTGAAACTCTTTGGGACTTATGGAGAAATAATACTACTATTTGTAAAGATATTAATGATTATATAGATAATTATTTTGCTGCTCAAACTAAAGATTGCGGAGAGCTTCTATTTAATTATGACTATAATGTTAAATATCTTACTGCTTACGTTGGTGAATCAGGTGGACAACCTTCTTATGCTAATATTGAGTTTCTACATGGTACTCGTGTTGAGTATGTTAGAGACTGGATGAAAAAGAGAGTTTGGTTCTTTGATGGAGTATTTAAGTATAGTAATGCTGCTAATATCCAACCTTATAATAATAAGGGTACATTCTCCGCAGGTGGTGCAGAAGCTACTAATCCTAAACTTATTATTACATCTAATTGTCCTGCAATATTTGTAGTTAATATTGGCAATACTACCGATACTAGATATTTCTTAGAAGAAGGTAAGCCTACTGAAATCAGATTATCTCCTATTAGTTCTTTCAATACGCAGATTACTATTAATAATACTCCTCAAATTAATGATATTGAAGGATTAGGCGGAATGAGATTCCAACGATTTATGTCTACTATGAAACTTCCTAGTTTCTCTAAGTTAGACTTGTCTTCTGTTGATACTCTTAGTAATTCTCCTATTCCATTTGAAACAGTATTCGTTAATGACGAAGGTTATTCTGACGTAAGACATATTAATTTAAGTAATACTAAGTTTTGGAGTGGTAATATTGGACAAGGTACGTTTACGGTTAATATAGAAAAGTATACCAAGTTAAAAGATTTGAATATATCTAGTTCTATTGTAACTTCTATATCTTTGCCTAATGCTTCTCTTGCATCTCTGAATATTATTAATTCGGCTGTTGAAGGTATTAGCTTAGTTAATCAACCGTTCTTGGATAGATTAGATTTCTCTGGTTGTAAACGATTAAAAACTGTTACTATTGATTCTTGTGATAAGATTACTGAATTAAACCTTAGTAATCTAGGAGACTTACATACTATAAGAATTACTTCGTGTCCTAACTTAAAGTCTATAATTTGTACTAACAGCGTTAACTTAACTACATTTAATGTATCCAATTGTAATAATGTTGAAATCATTAATGTATCTCAATGTACTAATGAATCATTGACTGTTTATATAGTAGGTGTTCCTAATATTAAAGAATTAAATATATCTAGTACTAATACACCTAATGATATCCAAGCAGCTTCAAGTTTACCTAATCTTAGAACACTTAATATTTCTAATAGTCAGGTATCAGCAATCCAATATGGTAATGCTGCTGTTCCTACCTATAAAGAAAATAAGATATTCGATATTAGTAAACTTAATCTTACTAGTTTATCGGTTCAAAATGCTAAAGGTGTACATTACTTTAAGTTTGATAATAATAGAAATACTCCTTTCAATGTAGGTGATAGTTTCTTTATTGGTTGCTCTAATCTTAAAAGAGTATTTGGACATATTAAACTTAATGGTACTTCTATATTTGCTCAATGTGGTAATTTCTATATTCATGAGCCTAAAGAAAAAGTAGAAGGCATTACTCCTGATTATATGGGAGAATGGTTTGGTTCAGATACTAGTACAGAAGAAGGGAAGACTGCTTGGGATAATAATACTGATTTAGGAACTAATTTTACTATTGGTACTACTAATTGTACTTCTATGTTCAATGCTACTAATTGTAGTATATATGATGTTTATTATTTCTTATATAAGTGTGATGATGTAACTACTCTTGATAGTTGTTTTGCTAGTGCTAAGAATATTAAGTGGGATTTGCTAGATAGTCCTAGAAGAAATATGTTTAATCATTGTACTAAAGTAGTTACAATGAACTCTCTATTTTGGAGATTACAAGAACAAGACTTTAAAATATTAACTAGTACTTATGATCATGGTTCTACTGAACATAATGGATTATTTAGTCCTCTTGTTAATTTACAAGCTATGGATTCTATATTTTATTTTGGTGGTACTAGATATACAAGTCCTGCTTTCTTAGCTAAGTTTAAAGGAAATGTTCCTTCTAAACTTAAAAGATTAAGTATTTTTAGTATTGGAACTGTTAAGTTCGTAGATAATATTAATAATTGTCCTAGTGATAGTACTATCAACGACCATCTTGTTAATGCTGATTGCGGAACACTTCTTGCTAATCTTCCTGAGTTAGAATATTTAAACACTATGTTTAATGGTTCTAATATAGACTTTAATCAATTAACAGATGAAGATGTAGAAGATGAAGTAAAATATTGTCCTTTGTTCTATAAGAATACTAAACTTAAATATATCCAAGATTCATTTAAAGGACTTGTTGATTCTACTGGTTCTTTATATAATGTATTTGGTGGTACTGTTAAGAATAAGACACAAGTAAGATTTCCGACAGCTTTATATGGTATCTATAATTCATTTAGTTTAGGTTCAGGTTCTAATGTTACTTTTCCAATCCACAACTCAATGTTTAGTAGATTGAAGAACTCATTAAAATATATAACTGGACAACAAGCTATTAATGAAAGTACTTTAGGAAGTTTTCAAGGATTCACTAAACAGTTTATTAAAGAAGGAGAATAAACATTTCCTTATGATGTATTTACTGGTTGCAGTGCTATTGTTGAAATACCGGGATTCTTTGCTAATCTTGTTCTTCCTACAAATACTGTTGTTGAACTTCCTCTTGATTCATTTAAGACTAATTACAATCTTACTAATATAGCAAACTTATATTTTGATATGAAGAATTGTAAGTATAGTCTTACTGGTAAAGGTTTCTCTAATTGTAAGATAGTTAATGCTTATAGGTGTTTCTCTGAAACAGAGAATACTTACGTTAAGAAAGGTTCTGTTCCTTATGGACTATTCTATATGGAAGCTACTAATAATTATAGTTGGAAAGGTTGGAATGAGACTGATGCTTCTACTAATAGTATAAATGAGAACTACGGTATTGATGAACATGGAGAATGGATTCCTGATGAACAAGCACCAATGCCTACTGAAATCACTTATAATAAACAGAGAACTCTTCCTAGAAAGACAATAGTTAATATGTCTTATTGTTTAGAGAGATTTCAAAGTACGGAAGCACAGGCTTATACTATGAATTATGGTAATCTTACTCCAAGTAATTATGGAGATATTATAGTACCTAATGAAAAGTATAATCCAGTTAAGTATATTCTTAATCCTAATTATGACCCTAGAGAATATCTTGATGAAGAGCAGACAATGATTAACTATAATAGAGATATTCACAGAGTAATCATAAATAAAGACTATGATAAATATGAATATGCTTGGAATGAATATGCCTACGATGGACTTAGTGGACTTGAAGATATTATATTAAATAGTAGTCTTTATACAGCTGTTTCAAATTGTTCTCCTACTATACCTGATGTGTTTAAAGATACTGCTGCTTCAATTGTTCCACCTAGTTCTGTTCATGCTAATAGAAAAGTATTAAATTACTTATGTTCGCCTGACTTATTCTATTATTGTACTAATGGGACTAATATGGTTATCGACGGTGTATTTAATGGTAGCGGTAGACCTAATGGAGACCAAACATACGATTACTTTAATTATGGTATTCGTGGTCGTATTCCAACTAACTTATTTAAACCGGTTAGTAATGTTACCAATTTATCAATGACATTCTATTGTTGTCCTTTAATTCTTCCATATAAATGGAATAATTCCACAGGAGATATTGGTGAAATGTTCTCTAAGGAAATGTTCGCAGGATTAACTAAATTAACTAATATATCTTATATGTTCTATTTCTGTGTAATTCCTGCTGATGTTATTGTGCCTGTTGAATTTGTAATTGATTGTATTAACTTACAGGATATATCTTGTTTGTTCTTAGCAGCACAATTTGAATCAACTGCTAGTCAAGCACAACAAATAGACGATAATATATTCGCTAAGAATGTCAATCTAAAGAATATTAGTTATGCTTTTGCTAGTGGACAAAGCCAAGGAAGTTGGTCAGGTAGAAGTCCTAAGAAGATTGGCTCTACATTGTTTAATGCTAGTAAACATAAACAGCTTACTAATGTTACTGGTGTATTCTATAATGCAACTTCTACTACTGGTAGTGTTCCTGAATTTTGGAATTGGCTAAATAGTCTATCCTCTGTTAATAGAGCGAACGTATTCTATGCTATGCGTAAGGCTAATCTTACTAATGGTAATAATGTTCCTAGTGGATGGGATACAGGTATGGTATAACAAAAAGTTGATAATAGTATTGTATAATTAAACAAAATTTAGTTTCTTGTAGCGTCCCCCATAAAGGAGTGAGTATTAACAGTAATCACATCTCTTTACGGGGGAATGTTACAAAGACCAATTAATAATCATTTAAAAGTAATTATCATGGATAATCGTATTTATAACAGAGCTAATGCAGCTAATAGTTTACAGATTTCTATAATGGGTAAAGTTGAAGCTGTTGCAGAGTTTTCTATTCCTAATGGAATGGGTGGTAAAGAACCTTTCCTATTAAAGAATATAACCGAAGACCCAATACAAGTAGAAGTAGTTCTTGCAGGTATGGAAGAACCTATTACTACAACTATTTATTCCGGTTGGAATGTTGAGTTAGTTAAACAAGTTAATAACGCTGTTGCTGATACATTACAATATGGGTACTAATATAACTGGTATTGGTAACGCCAATGCCATAGGATTTAAGTCTAGAGTTACAGGTGGGATATATTTCCCGCCTGAACTTAAAGACGCTCTTGTAGGGGTATGGTCAGCCTATGGTAAATCAAATGATAGTACTGACCGTAACATTATCAAGAATAAAATAAAAGATAGAGGTGGAGATTTTGTAATCAGCAACGCAGCTTTCAAGCTGAATAGTGGGTTTGGGAAGTATGAAGTGGATTTTACTACTTGGTCTAAAGTTGCTGGAACTTCTATTATTACTGATAGTAAGTATGTTCTTACTGATGAGAAGGCTATAACAAATGGTGGTTATTTCTTATGGAATAGATTAGCTAAAGATAGCTTTAAAGTAAAGATAAGTAACATACCTAATGGTGGGTGGATGTCTTATAGATATAGGATAACAGAAGAAGATACTCAACTTTCATCCTTGTTTATAAGAGAAGATGGTATTTATACTCTGCCTGCAACAGTTGCAGGTAGTGATGTAGATTTCTTTATAAGTACTGCCTCTGCTCCTGCCAAAGATTGGGTTGGACTAACTATCACTCAAATCCCCTCTTTCGAAGGTGCATTCGTCACCGACGGAGTTAACGACCTAATTACTTCCGCCAAGACCGTACAGGAGATGGGTATTACTGACGAGATAACTGTCGTTAGTATGATTCATAAAATTTCATCAGATAATAATTGGAGCAATCTAATAGGAGAATTAAAAGGAAATCATACGTTTGTTGCCAATAGAGGGATAAATACTGATAAAACAGGAATATATGGCTATACTTATAACTATAACGAGAATGCCATTGTTATAAATAATATATTAGGCGATAAGAATGATTATATAGTTAAAACTTCCACAAGTTTAGGTCTTGATAATAAGTATTATGTTACAGGTTTTAGAAGTGCTGGTATCATTCAAAATATATCTCAAGTCGCTTGGTATTGGACATTCATAGCTAATAGAGTTCTTACAACAGATGAAATTAATCAAGTTATTGCTTATTATAATCTTGATAGAACTCTTAAACCTGATATGCTTTGTAATATAACTAAACAAGGTATTACTAATGATAATCATGCTGACTTTAATGATAAACTTATTGATTATAGTGGTAATGGTAGAGATATACAAATGTATAATCTAGCTTGGAAAGGCGGTAGTGGTATTGCAGCTAAGAAGTTTGAAACGATTAAAGATTATAGTATTATTCCTGATGAAGGATTACAAGAATTAACTATCTATAATGAATTTAGTTTTAAAATTAAATCTATTAGATACGCAGATAGATATTGGGCTGTACAATCTTTAAATAAAACAGATATGTCTTATCCACTAACAATTATTACAGATAAAGATATTATTTGGAGAAATACTTTAAATTATACTGATGCAGATGGTGTAAAAGGTAATGTAAAAAAAGAAACAAATGTTCCTGCTAATACTCCTACGCAAGTATTTATTTATGGATTCAATGACTTTGTCATATCAGATGATTATACTAAAGTAAATTGTGTTGCTTATGCTACTAGAAAAAATATAACCGAATTTACAGTTACTTTTATTCCTAGTTGTAAAGGAGGATTATTACTTGACGGAGTAAATGACTTCGGGCAGTTTGTAGGAGACTTGGGATTGAAGGATTATACTTTGATTATGAATAGAGCATATAATAATCTTATTAATAATCAAGTGCCTTTAATAAGTTCTAATATAGCTGAAGACCAAACTCCATTTATAGTAGAACATTGGAATACTGGTTCTAATGCTATATCATTTAGTTATGGTGCATCAAGTACTACTGATATTCCACTAGATATAAATAAAAAGATAGTATATCAGTCTACTTATTCATATATGGGATATGTTATACCTAAGGGAAATGCAATCTCCACAGGGAATGGTATTACATTAGGTAAATTTGGTAATGGAGTACAATATTCTGCTATATGTCTTTGGTCTTTAATGCTCTTCCCATATAGTATGTCCGAGTTCTTGATAGAGCGTCAGTTGAAGAAGCATAAGCTGGGTACGCTGTATCCGGATATGGTGGAGTTCAGACCTGTTATAAAAGCTAATAATGACTATGAAATAGTTTATACTGCTATTATCAAACCTGATAATTGGCAAGAAATATCTATTGGAGATTATGTAACAGTTGGTAAATCAGTAGCTATTCAAATTAAATTAAATAATCCACTTGAAGTTACTAATGTATCTAGTAATTCTTTAGCTGACGTGTCTTTTCATAAAGAAGAGACTGGTGATAATGTTTACACTATATATGGTCGATTATTGGATGGTAAGTCTCCACAGAAGATTAGTCTAACTATTGAGCAGGATGAAAACTACGTCAAATTTGAACCTGTTATTACAAGTAATGTAGAATATGTTAGGTTAGATTTTTATTTAAATAATTATCAAAAGAGAATTAATATAGGCGATTATATACCCAAAGATGCTTATCTTAGAGCCAATCTTTATCTAAAAAATAATGTTGATGAACTTACAGTATTTACATTTAACGGAGTAAATATTGGTTATAGAAGAAGTTCCGTTGATGATACGGCTTTTAATATTAACCAAATATATAATTATGACTCTCCACAAGAAGTAAATATTACTATTGACGAGTACATTAGATACGAGGATATAGACTTTACGAATTGCTATCCAGGAGTACCTAGTATTTATGTTAATGATAAATCTGTAACATGGGGTGATAAATTAAAAGTAGGAGATGAATTTACATTCTATGGGAATGTCAACATTTTACCTGAAATGTATAATGTTTTAGTAAAAGCATTATATAACGGAGAAGAGATGGTTTATAGCTCAATTGGAACTATATCTAAATCTATGGTATTTACTAGTTTCAAAACTTATATTTTTGATGATAATGAACCTAAATGTATTCTATCTCCTAGACTACTACGTATTCCTAACTCTAGTTACAAGATATTAGGTCATATCCCCGATATATCCGGTCATGGTAATCATGGAGTTATCCATAACTCGGCTTATACACAAATGAGCGGAGCTAATGGATATGGAACTAATCTAGGTAATTGGAGTATTAATAGTGCTAATACTGGTAAGATAATAACTCAAAGAGAAGAACATTTAGAATATGAAGTATTAAGTGCAGATAAGAATATATTATTTTATAATACAAAAATAGAAAATGATACATTTGTAATATATACTAGTGTTAATACTAATATTGTATATTCAAAAGAATCTGATATTATTGCTAATATTCCTGCTAATACTCCTACTAAAGTAGTTTGTCCTAAAATTGGTACTATTCTGTTAAAAACAAATGAAACACCTACTGTTGGAAATATAATTACTGTTAAACAATATGGAATATATGAAGGCGCATACTGTTTCGATGGCGTAGATGACTTTGTTACTATTCCTACTACGGTCGGTGGCAAACAAGTGTTGATGAAAGTAAATTGGGATAGTCCTAATGCTTCTATACTATATGACCAAAGAGGTTATAATAATGAATTTGCTATCTATAACAGTACGAACGATAATGATGGCAATCCTATTCCGGCTTATCAAGGAAGAAACAATGGACAAACATACATTGATGGAATCTTGAATAGTAATATTAAGGCTTCGGAATTGAGAGCTATTACCCATAATATAACTATTACAAATGAATTAAGTTCAGGAGCAAATAAGATCTATCCTATTATTGGTTCAAGCAAGTCGAATGCTTACTTCGCTCAAATGTCTCTCTACGACTTCATGCTTTTCGATGAAATCTCAACAGATGATAAGATTAAAGAGCTGAATGAGTATGTGGGCGTTGAAGCTAAAGTAGAATTACCGCCTTATTACTGGGATACTTATGGTAAGACTAACTCTGACGCTGATAGAGATACTATTCAACAAAGAGGTGTAGCCGTAGGTGATTATGATTTAACTAATTATAATCATGCTTACGAAGGTATGTCGGGTTATAATGGTTATCCGATAATACTTAGTGGAACTAATAGGACTTATCAAAATAAAGCATCTTATGTTAATGTAGTTGGAGATGATAAGAATGTTATTAATTTAACTAGGATTTCATTTAATACAGCTGCTATATTTAGTTATGTAAAACAGAATGGAGAATTAACTAGTTATAATAAATATATAGAATCTTTTAAGATTAAAGTAACTGGAATAGATTACTCTAGGTTTGTTATAAAATATAGTTATATCTCCGAAGCAAATGCTACTGCTAAAACTACTATAGCTATTGCTTCTGATGGTATTTATGAATTGCCTAAATCGTTTGCAAGTGATGGGAGTCTAACTTCTTCTGATATTTGGATAGGAATTAATTTTACTAAACAATCAAACGATATGCCTGATATAATAGAAGATGTAAATTTAACTATCGAAGTTCTTCCTGAATATGAAAATGGTCTTGCATACGATGGAGTAGAAGATTATAGCGAGAATGTTAATATTCCAATAGTTGATGATTTCACATTCTTAGTTAAAGCATCTCTACTTAAAGGATTTACTGGAAGTGGAGGTTTAATAGCTAGAAAAGGAGATGTAAAACATGTTACTAGTGGTGGATATGCTTTTGTATATTGTTTAGATTCTAGTTCAAACGAAGCCAATAGAAATAGTTATTATTCTTTTGGTAAGGCTTTACTTCCTTCAACTGGTGCTATTGACCCACCATTAATAGGATATATGACTAAGACTAGTGTTAATGGAGTAGCAACAACATTTGGTACTAATCCTGATATAAAAGGAATTAATTTTGGAGATTGGAACGGAGGACGTATGTCTATGGTAGTTTATAAATCTATGCTCTATCCGAAAACCATACCATTATTGCAGATTAACTTCCTAAAGAACCTGATGGAGAAAGACGAAATAATTGATTTAAATAACCCGATATTTATAAAAAATGAATAAATGAAAATAATGCCTTATAAACTACTTAAAGTAGTTTATATAATACTTGCTATAATTGCAGTAGTTATGTATACATTAAGTTTAATATTTAATATAAAGATTATGATTGATTACATTGTATTTCCTGTTGCTGATATAGATGAAGAGAAGTCAGCAAAGATTGATGAACTTAATTTAGTTCCTCGTAGTAATGTTAGTAAAGACAAAGTATTGATGAAGTGCCAACATTATAAAGAAGTGTTTCCTGAAAAAGTAACTAGAACAGTTACTACTGATGAAGAAGGATTGGAAATTATTAGTATTGAATATCCTTATGAAACTTATTCTAATGAAGCACTTGCTACTTTATTGTCAAGTCCTGAATGGAATTTTAAAGAAGATGAGGTAATAGAAGATTCCCCCATAGAGGAGTAACATTGCTTTTTATTGCTTCTCTAAGCCCTGCTTATAACAAGTAGGGCTTTTATTTTGTTCACGAGATACTTAATCTTTTCATAAAATTATTACTTATAGCTAAAATAGATTAGTAATGATAGAGGTAAGTGTAGTAAAACAAAAGCTGCAAGATTACATTGTTAATCAGATAGATATTCTTGGCGAATCTAATCCAGCTATTAAGTTAGTTAAGCCTTTGGCTAAACGTGCAATTATTAATAACATTGATAGTTTTGATAAGTTACTGTTGATGAAATGTACCATGTCAAAGACGGTAAGAAATATATCGGCGAGAAATACGATATGCAGAAGCTCACGAAGTTTGTAGTAAATTCAAAGATAAACTAGAAGATGAAGTAGAAGTTGCTGATGTTTATGTAGCTATTAATGCTCAATATCACGACTACTGCGAACTATTCGAGAAGTGGTTCGGAAAAGGAAACTTTGACGATATGATATTCGAGAGTGCTATCAGCTTTTGGTTTGATGATGTAGACTTCGGAGAAGATAAACTCTGGAAATACTTTAATGAATTAAAGTAATACAAGTTCTGTTATATTCCTAAAGAGAGATTACTAGATAATAGTAGTCTCTTTTCTTTTTAAAATAAAGTTTTATATTTGCGCCTGTAATATAAAACTTAATGCTTATGGGAATATTTGTTAAAGTGTTGTTTGTAACTATAATAGCTATAACTATTATAGTATTCGCATGGAAAGAGATTACTACTATCCTTCCTGTGAAAGTCGTATCTTATGTAAAGATAGCAGGTGTGCTATTAAGTGTTATTCTAGGTACTCTATTATTCTTATTGTAATATGGACTTCGGGAATATACTTAATGAGATTCTACGTACTACTGCTACTAGTTTCGATTTTGCATTTGTTATCTGTGTTAATGTATTAGCATACCTAGTAATTAAACTAGTTGACAAACTTAATGGAGATAAAGTAGTAAGTACTTGGAATAAAAGAGTGATAACTCTTGTGTGTGCTGTATTAATGGGAGTAATATACTTCTCATTAAAGTTAGGTGATGTTAAAGTAGTACTTAATTCTATTATTCTTAGCTTTGTATTTTGGAGTTGGATTCTAAAACCAATACTAGCCTTCTTCAAGATAGATTATAAGAAGTTTATAATAGAAGATGATGAACCTAATCAATATCCAAAGTAAGTACTATTAGTGAGAGTAGTAAGTAAGAGTCGGCTAGCAATGGTCGGCTCTTACAATATACACCTCTTTATGGGGGAATAAAAACTACGTCCCACGCTCCTACGCTTTCACAGAAGCCCATCATTGCATTTTAGTGCCTAACCTTAACTTACCATTATCCGATAGACTTGCGTGCCTCTATGAGCCTTAAAATGCGTCATGTGTATAAAAATGTTTACAATGCGAATAATTGTAAGCTAGATAGTAAGCTAGATAATAGTGCTTAATCAAAATTATTAATAAAAGTCTTGTTAATACCAATATAATAACTATATTTGTTATAATACTAATTCAAAAACAAAAGTAATATGGCTTCATTAAATCAAATTGTATCTGAAATAGCTCATGCTATTCATCAGCCTAATAACTTTACTACGAGACAAACTATTCGTAGTGCTGTTATTCATACATTCAATGAACAGATAAGACAGACTTATGAGCGTCATGCTAATGTCGATAAGATATTAATGCAGAGATATAGAGTAAGTCTTATTAGTGTTCCTGACGGAGATATATTTCAAAGTCTTGTAAGTACGAAGTATAAAGTTAAAAGAAGCAAGACTAGAATACCTAGACCAGTTCGTCTTGATAATAATCTTCCTTTTGTTAGTGTTCGTACTGTTGGTTATGATAATATGGCTATTCCTTTTATTAAAGAAGCAAATGCTCAATTTTATAAAGCATTGCCAGGAATGTGTACTAGTCTAAGTTATGATTATATCAATGGTTATCTATATGTTAATGGAAATGGTAATTCGTTGATTGAACCACTAGGACATATTGTTATTGAATCACCATTTGAAATACCTACTGAAATTCCTATTGAAACAGAAGAAGGAGTTGAATCCAACTTCGATAATGATGATGAATTTATCATTCCCGAAGATATGGTAGAACGCATTAAAGACGTAATCTATAAACGTAATCTACTTAATGTAGAGAGAGTAACTAATGAAGTCCCAGTTAAGGATGATATAAATAAACAACAAAAAGAAGTATAATTATGGCTAGCGGTGAAAGATATGACCACAGAAATATGTATACTAGCTTTATAAAGACAGCCGAAGAGGATTATGTTCTCGTGTCTGAAAAGATAGCTAGATACAAATCTTTATTATATAAAATCAAATATTCTATTGAACAGAATAGAAATGCTATTGAAGCTATATTTGATGTATGTGTCTATAACTATTGGGAATGGAATACTGATGAACTAGATATTGATAGAAAGATGGAGAAAGCAATAGATGCTAAGTTCACTAAATTCGATTCTTCCAAACAATTAAGATACGGTAACATATATCGTAACTTAAAACAATACTTTAGAGTACTTCGTAAAATAAGAGAATATGAGATAAGACAGCAGAGAATTAAGAATCGTAAGAGTATTACTCGTCCTCAATATGAAGCCTATTGCAAGTTATTCTTTAAAGAAGTATCTAAAGAAGTTCTAAGAGGAAAAGTTTATAAGTTTGAAAAGAGATTAGGTTGTCTTATTATAGAAAGGGTTCTAGTTAGAGATAGTTTTACTACTGCCGATGGAAAAGTTGTTAAACTCAAGAAGGTTATTGACTATTATAAAACAGAGTTAAATAAAAGAAATCTTCTTGCTCAAGGGCTTATTCCTTATAATAAGAAAGACCATGCTGCTGCTTTACTAAGAGGTGAGAAATACGAAGGAATTAAATATGTGGAGTATCTTGATAATCCTTATTATTGTAAGTTACTTATGATTGACGGTACGATTAAGAATAGACCATTGTTTAAATTCTATGGAACTAATCTTCACATGAAACGTAGTAATGATGATATACTATCTGAATGTAAAACTATTGAAGATATTATTAATGTTGATACTGATATTAATAATCGTCTTTCTTTAATTAATAAGTTTGACCCAAGTTACACTATAAAATATATTAGAAATAATGAACAAAGAGCTATCTTCCGTAGAAACTATTATCGCAAGACTTGATAATGATTTCAATATTATGAGTAGTGATTATATACCTAGAGTGGGTGCTTGGTGTATAGATGCTATGAATGAAATGGGTATTCTTCAATATGAAGAAAAAGAAACTACTGTTGATGTTGTTGATAGAGTTGCTTATTTCCCATGCTGTATGAACGCTTTTAAAGTTTATGTTGAGGGTTGCGAGATTTCCCCCTTAAAGAAAAGTAAATGCTCTTGCTCTTCCGGTACTACTGAACATTTCGTCCAAGATAGAGAAAGAGCTAGAGAACGTGAAAGTAAGCGTACTGTTGAGATTGACCCCGAAGGTTACGAAGGAAAGAATTATGTATATCTTCGAGATGCTAATGCAATCCAATTAAACTTTGATGTAGATGTTGTTACCGTATCCTATCTTACAGTTAAAACTGTATATAGTGATACGTTTCATTGTAATATACCTGTTATTCCTAATAACGGTAAACTTATTGAAGCACTTGAATGGTTCTGTATGTGGAAGTTACTAAGTAGAGGATTTAAACATCAAGTCTATTCTTTACAAGGTGCTATGCCAGTTAATCCATATTTGTTATGGAGAGATTCTCGTGATAGAGCTAGAGCTTCTGTTATTAATGAAAATCAAGATGCTAACGCTTATAAAGGTTGGTCGTCATTCTTTTATAATTCAACGTTTAGACCGAGAGAATAATGGAAATAGTTAAAGAATTAAATAAAGATGATGGGTTAGAATTTATAAAGAATGGTTCTATAACTCATGCTTCTAATGTAGTAGTTTCTAAAGATGGCAATTCTATTCAGAATGAAAAGTCTTTAGAAACTATTGCTACGTTTAATAATACCATTGTTGGTATTGTGCCTTGTGCTACTGAACTTGTTATCTTTACTAATGCCAATGAAATATTTAGATATAACGAGTTTACTGGTGAGACTATTAAAGTAGCTGCTTCATGGGAATGGTATGGTGGAGAAGTATTTGGAACTTATACGTATAATGTTCGTGGAGACTTAATCATAGCTATTAGTGAACGTAATCCTAGAGAAGATGTGCCACTAAAAGTTATAAATCTTAATAATGCTGATTTAGGTTCAGATAATATCTTTACTCTTAATCCTAATATTCCGCAAGTTACTGTAACTGATTACGGACAGATGGCTGGTGGAAGAATGAGAATGGGAACTTACTTGTTATTTATTAGATATGAAATAACAGATAATGAATATACTAGTTGGAGAGATTTAGGAGTTGTAATTTATCTATCTAATGAATTAAGTAAAGAGACTGTGTCTTCTGTAACTATTGAAGGAATTAAAATGTCAGCAATAGTTGCTGTACCTACTCATATTACAGCTACTTACGAATTATATGATTATTCAAGGGAAGATACTGATTACGCACAGTCTTATATCTATGCTAAGTTAGAGATGGTTAATAAGACTACTAATAAATTTAAATCTTTTCAGATAGCTTATGTTTGTACTTATAAAGATGGAACAGAAGCCTATAACTTAGGTAGTTACCAATTCAACGAAGAAAACAAATATGATATATATGGTATTCGTTCTGGTAAGACTCAAATGTCTGTTGATGAAGTATTAGTATCTGCTAACAACTTTAATCTTTATAATATCAAAACAATGTGTAACTATAATAATAGATTATATGTTGCTAATTATAAAGAAGAAAGTAGAAAGCTAGATATTGATAGTTTCGATACTAGTGGAATTAAAGTTGGTGTTTGGAATGAAACAGACAATCATGGAAATAAATTAAAAGATGATTCTGGAAAAGAAACTGTTATAGGTGTTCCAAAACCTATTGAAGATGAAGTTTATAGATTCTATATTCATTATGTTTATCCTGATGGAAGTTATACTGATGGTATTCTTATAGAAAATAACAATTATCGTCATAAAGATACTAATAATGGTTTTTGGGTAAAAGACCCAGTACAAATTGTTATAGGTAGATATTATAATACTTCGATTAATAAAGATGTCGATATTATGATGGATTGTTATGATGATACTAAAGTGTCTGATGTAAAGGCTGCTATTGAACAAGCTAAAAAGGATTATCCAGGATGGTATGGGACTACTATTATGGATAAACTTAGTCTTATTCAAATGGCAGAAGAGGCTAAGATAGATTACTATTGGTTTAATCTTGACCCACGGTTTATGGATGGAAGTACTACTAGTTCTAGTCCATACTACGGAATGAAGTTCTTATGTCCATTTACTAATAACAAAGGAGATAGATTATTCAGAACTCCACATCAAGTAAAAGGAAACTTTACTTTTAAGAACATACCTATGTATGAAGGATTCGTAGGTTACTTTATTAGCTATGAAGAAATAGATAGTATTCTTATTTGCGATGGTATAGTAGACCAACATAGAGATGAAGGTTTTAGCAATGATGTTCTTAGAGAATCTAGTTTTAATAATCTAGCTGCATACTCTAGTAGTTATCAATTCTATTCAGACGATATATATGTTCTAAAAAAGAGTGGAACTCCAAATGTATTTGTTAGTCTTGGAACTCTTAGTTTTCAAACTAGAGATGGACAAACAGCTAATAATAGAGATACTATTAATGCTTATGTAGTTAAAGACTGTGCTAATAATTCTATTAGAGAATATAGTCATATAAATAGCTCTGATTTTTATGCAGCTAATAGTATACCACAAATTGGAATAACTTCTAAGATTGTTGCAAATAATGCTGGTCAGTATTTTAAAATTGGAATTCCTTATAGTAGTGCAGAACAATTAATCTCTACTAATATACTTACAGAAGGAACAACCACTACTAAATTACTTGCTAGAGGTAGACTTCTTTATATTAATCAAGAAATATATACTAAGAAAGAAGGAGTTAAACTAATACGTCTAGGGCAGAACAAATATGTAGATGGAGAACCTCTTCCATTAGTAGGTTACGAGTATGGCGAAAATGGAATGAGACAAAATGTTACTGGATATATTAGTATGGATTCTGCTATTATAATATTTGATAATGCAGGAGTTACTTATTCAGGAGATTGGCAACCTGTATATGGTTCGGTAGATAGAAAGTTCTACGGTATATATAGAACAGCACTAGGACTAGAAACTATTGATAATGCTACTAGAGATATAATGCACATTAATGCAGTCAGATGTTATAAACAACTTACTTACTTACCAAGTGCTAAGATTAAAGTAGGAAAGATAGAAGATACTTACTTTACTTATGCTAGAGGAGATGCTGGTAACTTTGTGAATATATCTAATAGACAATTAACTGCGTCTATTCTCTATGGGTTATACGAAGTATCTAGTATATATGTTGATTATGCGAGACCTAATATAAATGCTTATAATCCTAATGCGGTAGCTAATCAAGTAGAAGTCTACGGCAAGTTTATTCGTAGAAGTAATGTTCTTCAATCTGAATCTACTAATAATGCTTGGAGACAGTTTCCTGCTGATGGATATAAGATAATTAGCGAGAACAAAGGTAACATCATTAATATACTAGGAACTGGTGTTTATCTTATTGCTCATTGTGAACATTCAATGTTTATCTTTAATCGTGATTCTACTCTTGCTACTAAAGACAAAGATGTACAGATGTATATGCCAGATGCTTTCGATACTGAATATCAAGAAGTATTTACTAGTGAGAAAGGATATGGTGGACTACAAGACTTTGGAGCATTTACTTGTAATGAAGTTGGTTACGTATTCTTTGATAAGAGCAAACGTAAGTTATATAGATTCGATGATAAACAACTAAATGATATTACTACTGGTATTCAGAGTGTATTAGATAAATACGTTAATAAGAATACTATTGTTAATATAGGAATGGACAAAGAATCTAATCGGCTTATCTGCTCCTTTACGGGGGAGGAAAAGGTCTTCACATTCTCCTATTCTTTAGCTGCTAATAATTGGATAAGTACTCATAATTATTCTGGTAAGTACTTCAATACTAAGACAGAACTATATCAAATACCAGATAGTACTCCAAAAGTAATATATAAGAATGGTAGTCCTAAAATAAATGGAGAACTATTATATCCATATCTTAATTACGAGTATTGTACAATAGATGATAACAAGAATCCATTTTATATTAGTGAAGCTGTTGGTTGTGCAGTAGTAGATGTAGTATTTAACTTAGAGTTCGATACAATTAAGTTACTTAACTACATAACTTACGACTTAAAAAAGACCAACAATATTAATTATAGTGGGAATAAGATTCTTATATTTACGAATACAGGTATCTCAACTGAATGGGACGTTTCAACAACTAGTCGTAATGAAAAGAATATGACTAAGCCATACTACGAGCAAGGTAAATGGAACTTCAATTACTTCCGTAGTTTGATAAAAGGAGTTGAAGAACTAGAACCAATAGATAGAATTACTGGTAATTACAATATTGTAATACTTGACGAGAATCAAGTTAATATAATAACTGCTGGTAAACCATATAAGAAACAAGACAGTCTTATTAATGGTAAGTATATTGGTATTCGCTTCATTATTAAAGAGACTGATGTTGCAGTTACTCTTAGTAATATAGAATGTTTTATTAATAAATACAGAGAATAATGGTACAAAGAATTAATCAAAGACCGAAAGCATTTATCGGTGCTGCCATATCTGTCGGTACTCAACTAATCGGTGGAATACTGAATAGTCAAAAGCAGAAAAGACAAGAAGAAGAACAACGTCGTCTTGTCAAGAAGCAAGAGTATCAACAACAAGCAGCTTATATGACACAGCAAGCAGCTGTTGATAACGATACTTATGCCGATATAAGAAACCAACTAATGAGAGTTGGCGGTGATATCCCCCGTAAAGGAGTGACACCAATCGTTAGTCGTGGTGGTACAGCTGTGCCTATCAAGAAGAATACGTTTCTTCTTAAAGGTCGTAAGCATAATACTGGTGGTATTGTTATTGGTAAAGGCAAAAACTCTATTGAAGCAGAAGGAGAAGAAGTAGTACAAATAACTCCTAAGCAACTTAAAGTGTTTAGTGCTCAACCTATACTTAATGGTAATAGTCCTGCTGAATTAGTTCAGAAAGGTGTTGAACCTTCTAAAGTATTTAATGCACAAGAATCATTTAAAGATAGAAATGGTCTTAATGATGATGGTACTAAAAAGAAAAGAAATATGAGAACAATAACTGGTAAAAAGAAACTAGGTGGTTTGTCTCGTAAGAAAGATTACGGTTCAGATAAGAAACCTTATCCTAGTGTTAAGTCAAATGATTTTGCAGGTGGTGGACGTAGTTATCCGATTCCAACTAAAGCTGATGCTCGCGATGCTCTTAGATTAGCGGGCTTACATGGTCGTTCTGATGTAAAAGCTAAAGTATATAAGAAATATCCTGAATTAAAAAATAAGAAAGCTGTATTAGGAACTCTTGGAAGTTTAACTGGTGCTAATCGTAGACTATTAGCTCTTAATCAAAATGTTCCTTCTGCCGGTATTATTGCTGGGGCAAAGATTACTAATCCTAGTGCTTCTAGTATTAAGCCGATGAATGTGTCCGCTAATAGTGGAAGTAAAGGTTTTAACCTGTTTAAAGGAGTAGATAAAGGAGAAGCTATAAGTGCAGGTATTGGAGCTGCTGGAACTTTAATTAGTGGATTACTTAATAAAGGAAGTATAGATAAAACTTCTGCTCCACAAGTCCCTACTCCTCAATTAATTGCTCCTGCTAAACTTAAAACTAGCATTAATATAAATCCTCAACTATCAGATGTTAGAGAATCCGAACTTAATCAAAATAGATTAGTTGAAGGAAATACTGCTAGTTCAGTAGCTAGTGTTGCTAGACAACAAAGAATATCTAATAATGCTTTAAGTCAAAGAAGTAGATTAAGAGGTGAGAAAGAAAATCTTGAAACTCAATTGCAAAATCAAGATGCGATGAATCGTCAACAAGTAGCTTCTGCAAATGCTCAACAAGTAAATGAAGCTAATAGATTTAATGCTATTTCTAAAGTTCAAACTGCTAATGATAAAATTCAAGCTAACGCTAATAATCGTACTAATATAATCGAAGGACTTACTAGTGGAGTTAGAGATTATCAATTAGGTGTAGATAAGAGACGTTCAGAAGAAAATGCTATTGCTGCTATGATGAGTGCTAATCCTGAACAAATGGAATTGTTCTTAAAACTAATGGAAAGGAATAAAGGTAGACTAAGTAATGTACGAAGTACTTTATTCAGATGTGGTGGTAAGAAAAAGATTGCTTAATTATAAATACTATAACTATGCCGATAGATATTAAAACAGCAGGTTATCAAAAGAGGGAGCGGGTTGCTGCTCCTTTAGATGTTTACAATAGTACGTTAAATACTCTTCAACAGAAACATGATACTGCTATTGAAACTAGTAATCAGATTAAAACATTTCTTGCTAATAAGCAATTAAATGAAGCTGAAAATGAATGGCTCAATAATTATTCGAGAGATATTAATGCTCAAATAGAAGCAAGTGCACAAAACGGAAGCTATGCTACTGCATTAACCGCTGCTAAAAGATTAGCAGGAGAAGTTGCTAGTAATCCAGGTCTTATTGGTCGTGAACGTTATCAACAAGAGTTTAAAAAGTTCCAAGATGAAGTTATTAATAGTAATGCTTATGACGGTGATGTTAAAGCATACGCATTAGAACAAAATAAATATAATTATCAAGACCAAGTAGATGAAACAGGTAAGTAATAGGTGGTAATCAATTCCAACCTAATTATCGTCCTGTTGAACAAAATAGATTATAGTGCTTTATATCAGAAAGTATTATCTACTGTTGGTGTTAATTCTAGTTCTGGCGAACAACTAGTATGGGGAGATGCAGAAGGCAATCTTAAAGACGGTCAAGGTAATATTGCTGCTGGTGATGTTCCTTATCTTAAAACAGCTAGTGGTGTTCAACAACTATCAGCAGATAAGATTCGTGCTGCATTTGAATCTGCTTTAAATGAAACTCCGGGTGCTCGTGCTTCTCTAGAACAAGACTATAAAGTAAATGTTTGGAAAGCTAATAAGGGAAATAAGAATAATCTTGTTACTAAGCCTGACGGAACTATTATGTCACAGAGAGAATTTGAAGAGAACCTATTTGCTCCTAGATATGCTGCTTCTGCTTATCGTAGAGTTGAAAGTAGAATTAATCCTGAATTAGGATTTAATCTATTAGCTGCTGCTCGTAAAAATTCTGCTAAACCTAAGACTGGTAAAGAACCTGATTTACTTCCTTCTTTAGCTACTATTGGTGGTAAAGAAAAAGTAGAACCTGATACTCCGGCTAAAGTACAGTCTCAATTAAATACTCTTAATGGACAATTATCTAATATGTTTTCTTCTTATGGAATATCTAAATCCCTTCCTTTAGATGAAGCATATAGTAAACTACGTTCAGGTATTGCTAATAATGTAACTTTATCCGATGCTGCTAAGAAACAATTATTAGATGAAGCTAATACTTATTATAGAGGAATAGCTAATGCTAATAATCGTTTAGATGCAATGAAAGGACATCTTACACAAGAAGAACAATATGCTTCGGAGTTCTTAGGTAAGAGACTAAGTAATGGAGATATGGCTGATACTAATAATCCTATGCAACTAGAATATGCTAATAGAATGAATAAGTTATTTACTGATTCTAAAGGCAATAGTTTTGATACAGTTCTAGTTAATCCTCTTAATGATAGTAGCAAAGCTGCTATTATATCTAAACTTAGAACAGATATGGGATTGACTAATCAAGATGTGTCGTTTAGTAAAATAGGAGATAAAGAATATATTCGTATTAGTAAAGATGCTTATATTCGTTTGGCTCCTGAAATAGCAGATGTTCTTAAACTTAGTCCCGTAGGATTTACTACTGGTAATAATGCTCCTGAAAAATTCACTAGAAACGATGAAGTTTTCTATGGAAATAAAGTATATGGTAGTTTAACTACTATGGGTATTGCAGGTTTTAGAGCAATAGGACGAGGTGAAATAACTACTGCTAAGAGTACTAAAGATTCTCCTGCTTACGTATATGAAAAAGCTGCACAAATGTCTAATGCTGCAACTAAACGTATATCTAAATCATTACCGCCTAGTTATGTTGATGTTAATGTATTTGATTTACCGCCTCATGTAGTTGCTACTGGTCAAGGATTTGAAGACGACCAATTAAAGAACTACAATGAAAGAGTAATGAATATGATTAGTATTGCTAATCCTGGAAGTATTGTTATTAAGAAACGTAATGCCGAAGGAGTTCTTGAACCTGTTGAAGATAGTAGAGAACGTGATGCTATTATGCAAACTATTCAAGCACAAGTTAAGAAGAAAAACATTAATAACGGCTGGTGCTCATCATCTTCTACGGGGGAATACGGAGTATTCTTAAATATTCCTTATACTCCTAAGACTGGAAAGAATAGTGCTAAGAACCCTGATTCTGAAATGGAAGAAAGAATACAAAATGCAGTAGCCGGAGACTATATGATTACAGGTGCTATCCTTAATGATGAAATAGAAAGATTCAAATCTCTACCTGCTGTTAAAGCAATGGACACTCTTAATTCTATTAAGTATAATAATGCACTTAAAAGGAATTATCGTTTATCTGATGCTGAATTTGGAGATGGAACATATTCTGCTGTTACTGATGGTGGTAGTTTCTATCAGATATTAGACGCTAATGATGAACCAGTAATTAAGATTACAGAAGATGAGTTATTTCAACGTATGTTTCAGAATAATCAAGCTAATGCTATTCTTGCTCCTGTTAAAGAAGATATAAATCTTATTAGTGCAAGGAATGGTTCTATTGCAAATTCCCCCATAGAGGAGCAGCAAGTTATTGCTCGTCCTCTTATGCAGAAGGCTATGATTATGGCAGGTGCTACTGGTAATCTTAAAGAATTAGATATTGATACTAAGAGACAAGTATTCCAATTCTTTAATAGAATGTATTCAGGACTTACTGGTGAATCTCCTAGTCAAGTGATACTTAATCAAATGAACGATTTAATGAAATAATTTATGCCAAACATATTTGATGATATATCAGTAGAAAAAGCTCCACTAAACAGTGGGGCTAATTCTGTTAATATGGCTAAAGAAGCTCCTACTGTTACTAAATACAAACCTGATGTAGCTGCACAAGGCGACTTCATGTTTCGTAATCTTAATGGTAAAGAAGTCTTTACTGGAACAGAGGAAGATTATCATTCTTTAGCTAAGTATGGTGCTGAACCTAATCGTTATCAAAGTAGAGAAGAATTAGAAACTCTTCGTGCTAAAAATCAATCAGCTTGGAAACAAGCAGGTAATGCTTTAGGTCAAACTATTGGAACAGTTATAGGAGATACTGTTGGTGGCATGGGTATGTTAGTAGATTTAGCTACTGCTGGATTATGGGATGATAAACCGTTTAGTAATCCTATTACTAGAGCAGGTGATGCTATATCTGACTATGTTCGTGATGATTTGTTTCCTATATATCGTGAGAATCCTGATAAAGCATTTGATATGAATGACTTTTCAGGTTGGTTCTTTAGTCAAGTTCCAAGTATTGCTAGTTCTCTATCTTTAATGATTCCTGGTACTTTATTAACTAAAGGAGTTGGAGCTGTTGGTAAAGGTGTTGCAGCATTAGGACGTAATAGTTCTAAAGTAAGTCGTGCAATGAATTGGGCTAAGAAAGCTACTAAATTAGATAATGTATATCGTGCTAATAAGTTAAAACTTATCGCTAAAGATGGTATTACTGCTATTGGTATGCGTCTTGGTGAGAACTATCAAGAAGCTCGTGGAGTTGCGGAACAAATAGAAGGAGAAGCATTGTCGTTATTTACAGGAATGTCTGACGAAGAATTTCAAACTTGGTTAGATAATAATCCTGATATTGCTAATGAAGCTAAAGAAAGAACTAAAGAAGAAGCTGCTCTTATAGTCGCAGATAAAGCAGCTATGCGAAACTTTGGATATAATGCAGGTAATGTATTCTTTGACTATATGCAGTTACGTGCAGTTAATAAAGCATTGGGTCAGATTAATCGTGCTATTACTCCTCGTGTTCGTTATTCACAAAATCAAGCTATTGATAGAATAGCTTCTACTGGTGTTGAATCTGCTAGTCAAACTTTAGGTCAAGCAGCAAAAGGTACTATTAAAGATTTTGCAGGTAAAATAAATCGCTTTATTAATTCTAGTGAGAATCTATTGTTATCTGAATTATCCGAAGGTGTTGAAGAAGCTATTAACTTTATAGGTCAAGAAGAAGGAACTTTATATGGTCGTTATCTATTAGGTCAAGCTGAACAATATAATGGTGCTATATCTATGGATAGAATAGAGAAGTACTTACAGAATCCCCAACTATATAATGCTGCATTATGGGGAGTTATTGGCGGTGTTATTTTTGGCGGTACTATGTCAGCTATTAATAATCGTAAAGGTGGTAATGTAGAAGAAAAGCAACGTATTGCTGAAATCAATGGTCGTGAACAAGTGTTCAATGAATACGCTCGTCAAATGAAGATTATCGAAAATGGTGAGAATCCATTTCAGATAGAACGTGATGCTAAAGGTAATCCTATTACTTATCTTGATGATGGAACTGTTAGCCAAGACCCAACAATAGGTACTACTCGTTATAGTAAAGTTAGTCCTGAAGAACAAGAAGATTTGCGTGCTGCTGCTAAAGAGAAGTTCACAACTACTCTTACTTTAAATGCTATTCGTTCCGGTAACTATGAATTACTCGAAGATTATATCGAAGACCCTAGACTAAAGAAAAAGCTAGTAGATGCAGGTCTTGCTGATGAAGCAGAATATGATAGAGATACTCAATCTATAAAAAAGACTATGCGTAATGTTCTTGATAGATATATTAACTATTCTAGTGCATTACGTAGTGCTAATATAGATGATGCTCTATTAGATGTAGCTATATCAGAGAATATAGTTAATGCACAAGAAGCTGATTTACTAAATAAACGAATAGAAAGAATTAATACTATTCAATCTAAATTAGAAAATACTATTCCTGCTATTAATGAGATTCTTGACCCAATGGCTAAGAATCGTATGCAGTTAGGTATATTAGAACAGTATCGTCGTGAAGTAATGTCTACTTACAATGGTCTAAAGGATAGTAATAATCCTTTGGATAAAGCACAAGCTAGTCAGTTTAGATATATCTAAGATAATAGAATCTAAAGTTAATGACTTACGTAGAGGTTTAAGTCCTATGGAAAGTCTATTCTTAGATAATGTTCGTAGTGTAGAAAATATAGCTCTTGGGATAGAAGGTAGTCAAGAACAGAATGACCTTATTAAGAAACAGATAGAAAAACTAGATGAAAATGATGTAGCTCTATTTAAACAAGCAGGTAAAGACTTTAGTCTAGGTACTCTATCTAAACAAGTTCGTGCTATTAATTCAGAGTACATGGATAATATGGGACAGATACTTCTCGATGAAATTCGTAGAGATAACTATCGTTCTAATATTATTACTACTAATGAACAAGCTAAAGAGTTTGAAGATACTCGTAAGAAAGAGTTTGAAGAAGCGGCTAAGAAGTTAGTTAAGTCTGCAAAGAAGAATCTTAATGATTTCGTTAATGTAGCTACCGAAGAAGAACTTGCTAAGTTAGATAAAGCACTAGATAATGCGTTTACAGAAGAAGAATCTCAAGATACTAGTAATAAGAGTTTATCGAATGCTGTTAGTATTCTATCTAATTCAGAGAATGGTAAGAAAGATATAACATCTTTAAGAGAAGCTATTACTAAGAGAAGAAATAGTCTTGCTGCACAAAGTCAGGCACAGCAACAGACTGTGGATAACCAACAACAAGACTCCTCTACGGGGGAAACGAGGAGCGAAGCGACGAGGCAAGAAGAACCAGTAGTTAAGCCTACTCCAAAACCTAAACCAAAGACTGCTAAAGAGAAGAAGCTAAAAGAGACATTAGATAAAGTAGTATCTAAAGCCAATTCAGGTGTTGTAAATAAAGCTAATATTAATAACTTAGAATTTACAATAGTAAAGCCTTTTGCTAGTCTAGGAGATGTTAGTAGAAAACCGGTTAAAGTAAGTGCAATAGATGTACGTGTTAGTAAATTTGGTAACGTTAGTATTGACGGAATGGATGCTAAAGGCAATATAATTGCTGATGTTACTATTGATGAATTAAATGCTGCTATTGCTATTGGAGATGTTACTTACGTAGATACTAGTAAATCTGATGAATCTGCTCCTGCCGATGCTAATGTTCTTGAATCAGCTATATCTGATAATGACTTAGAAGGGCAACGCCAACGTATAGAAGAGGTAAATCTAATTATAGATTTATATAATCAAATACAAGGTAATCAGATAGAAGGTAAGACATTTACTAGTCTTAATGATATGATGGTTTATCTACAACAGTTAAATCCTAGAGCTATTAGTTTGTATAATGATATTAAGATTCTAGCTAATCGTCAAATAGTAGACGGTAAGATAGTTAATGTTGACGAAGAGATTAAAACTCCTTCTGATATTATACAAGAAGCTAGTAAGACTTTAGATAAAGCTGTTGCAGAAGATAAACAGAATAGTAAAGATAATGGTTACTTCTTCAATCTAGTTAATTTAAATGATAGTAAAGTTTATTCTCGTATCGGTCAATTAAAGACTAATGATACAGTAAGTGTAGAACTAGATGAAAATGGTAATCTTATTGTTAAGTCTCGTGGAATTAAGATAGGTGAGTTCCCTAAGATTGGTTATAATAATGGTAATGTTGAAGTTATGAATCAAGGTTGGAGATATACTGTTAAGAACGATAGTATAGATTTCATAACTCAACTTCAATCTATTATTGCTAGCGAAGAACCTGCTGCTAAAGAATTTGTACAACTACTTAATAATATACGTCGTCTATATCGTGTTCGTAATAATCCCGAAGTTGAGGGAACATTTGGACATCAACTTAATGCTTTACAAGAGAATGTTTACTGGAAGAATCTAACTAGTTTGTTTGGTGATACTCAAACTAATCTATTAGATAGGATTAAACATCTTAATAATATTGTATTCTTTAATAATGCTCTTAATGTTAATCAATCTAACTTTAGTGTTATTGTTAATGAATCGTTGACTAATTGGATGAATAAACTCAAGAAGTCTTATACTGACATTAATAACTTAAAGTCCTCTATTAGTAATACTAAGTCTAAAAAGAAACGTTTAGTTGTTGGTCGTACAAGTTCAGGTAGTGTTATTTATGCTAGAGATAAACAAGGTAATCCTATATATCGTAAGTTTGGAGACGTAACTACTAGTGAAGCTACTGACGGTTATCGTCTAGTAGTAGGAGTTGACGGAGGAGTTGCTGATATTAAATCTAATAGCATTATTGCTGCTAGCCGTATTCCTAGAGGTGTAGTTGGTATGACTATTAAAGATTCAGAAGGTAGACTTATTGCTGTTACTAGTCGTGAGAATACTATGAGTAATAGTGAAACAGAAGCTACTGAATATACTAAGAGGTTTAACGAAGGATTAGATAAGTTATTCCATTCATTAGTAGATGCTACTCTACAAGGAAATACTGATTTACATCAACAACTATTAGATGAAATATCTAAGTACGTAGGTAAGCAAAAAGCTCTTTATGGTTATGAAGTTGTAGGTCGTGCATTTCGCCCTCTTACTAAAGCAGGACCTATTGTTTATTTTAATGTTGCTGATAGAAATGTAACATTCTCTATTCCCGGTGAGCTTAAACGTAGAAGACTTATGGCTCGTATGCCTAATGGTTTTGTTCCCACTAATAATCATGGTAACTTTAGTACTATGATGAAAGAAGTGTATTCTATGCTTACTCGTAATGTTATTAATTCAGCTATTCGTGGTGAATCTAATTTGTTTAGAATGGTAGACGGTAAATTACAAGCTAAGATACCCAATATACTTCAAGACGAATGGATGGATACAGGTTATAGTAGTTATGAAGAGTTTGTAGCTAAAGACGGAGTATTAGTTACAGACTTAGGTAATGTTACTGATAATAAAGGTAATATCATTAGTAACTTTAATTATGTAGGAGATGTATATAATCGTAATATTACTCTTATGAATCCTAGTCGTAGTGCTGGTCGTACTAACGCGGCTGACGCCGCTGTTTCCCCCATAGAGGAGCAGCAAGTTGTGTCTCCTGTTGCTACACCTGACCCACTTGCTAGTCAAGATAGTGCTCCTCAAGTAGGTACTCTTATGGAAGTTGCACAAGCTAATACTACTAATCCTAATCTATTATCTGTTGTTTCGGCATTAGAATCTGCTGGTATTGCTCTTAATCCTGATATTGAAATAGTAGGTGAAAAAGGTAGATTTGCAGGAATAATTGCTGGTGGTAATACTATTACTCTTACTAATAGATTCGATACTCTTGAACCTGAACGTAGAGTACTTACTCTTATACATGAAGGAGTTCATTATCTACTTAATGATGAACGTGCTAATATAGAGCAATCATTTGGTGACTTATATGATAAGTTTAGTAGTTTTATTAATCAGGATTCTGCTTTAGTAGAAGAATACGGAAGATTCTTAAATAGTGATAAACCTAGAAATGTAGCTATTGAAGAGTTTGTAGTTGAAGCTATTACTAATCGTACATTTGCTAGATTACTTGCTAGGATTAAATATGATTCTAAAACTAATACTGAATCTAATAATCTGTTTACTAAAATTATTGATGCTTTAGTAGAGATTATAGGTAAAGTTGGTAATATAGATAATACATTACTTGGTGAAGTTCGTAATCGTTTATCTACTATTGGATTAGAAACATCTGATACAGCTAGTACTACAAGTACTGTTCATGATGATGTATTTGATAGAGCAGAAGAAGATACAGGAGTTCCTACTGATGATGTTTTTGATATTCCTGATATAGACCTAGACTTAGATAGTGCTATAAGTGATAACTACCGACAAGTCGATAACTTCGATAGTTTAGTGGAAGGTTTGAATAACCGTCAGAAGGCTATCGTGAGCCATTTGTTTGACACTGGTGGGCTTAGTTTCGTATGTAGCTAACTAAGATAAGCCTAGAGACGAAAGTCCCGTAGAAAGCCTAAGAATGAGCCATTCTAAAGCCGCCTACGGGACTTTTCTGTTTTCCATATCTTACTATCGAGACGCTATATAAAATGCGAATTTCGGCAGGATTTTGCGGTCTACGGGCGTCCGTCAGCCTTCGGAACGTGTGGTTTCAGACTATTCGATAAATATATTTGATAGTGTTGATAATAATGATATCTTTGATACTGTTAGTAATTACTTAATTAATAATATAAAGTATATGAGTTGTACTCCTAGTAATCCTAAATTAGATAAGCTATTAGAGCTTACTAATAATGATGTTAGAAAGTCTACTGAATATCTTGCTACTATCGAAGATGCTAGTTTTCGTGAATGGTATCAAGAAAAGACTGGTAGAGATTTCAATGAAGAGAGTATTGATGCAAACACTGTTAATGCTGTTATAGCATATAATAACAGAGAGACGATTAATACTCAAGATTATGTTCAGAATGTTCGTACTTCACGAACCGGTGTATTTGGTAATGATATAGCAAAGGAAGACCATGCTATTAATATTCTTAGTACTATTTATCTAAAGAGCCAAGGAAGTATTCGTAAAGCTCTTGCTAATAGAAAACGTAAAGGTGAGAAAGAAGTCCTAAAGGATAAAGCTGGTAACGAGTTAAGTCCTCAAGCTGCTGTAAAGTTAACTATGATTACTTATCTTAATCGACATCTTAAAGAAAATGATAAGAAACTTACGCAAGAACAAAAGGCTTATATCGGTACTATTATTCGTAATCTTTATGATGGTGGTAATTATAACCGTAATGAGTTATTTGATATTGTTATTAATTCACCCGAAGTTATTAGTCTTAGCAAAGAGTTTGGTATAGATACTAACGAGGATTATGAAACTAATGACGATGCTAAAGAAGGAAGTGAACAAGATAGTCGCCAAGAAGACCCTGAAACTATTGCCTCTTTACGTGCTGATTGGTCTGAATTAGCTGACCAACGTAAAGACATTGATAAGAATGTTAGTAAAGAAGTAAAAGAATGGTTTGCTCGTTTGCCTAAAACTAATAGTAATTCTTTTATTAATGAAAAACCTGATACAGCTAGTGATACTTATTCGGGTATAGCTGAAAGTGCTGGATTCTCTAGTGCTTTTAAAGCATTGAATAACTATGGTAACTTCTCTAGTGTTGAAGCTATGGTAGAAAGTTTTCATACTATTGCTGAAAGATTTAAAGAAATGTCTCATTTAGAATATGCTGCTCGTCTACTAGAAGATGGAGCTAATGTTCAGATAAGAAATAAGATATTTACTCAACTAAAACAATCTATTTGGGAACGTAATGAAGTAATTCAAAGTGCAGACGGTTCTAATGTAGTGACTAAGAATCGTAATACTTTCCCTAAACTTAATCTGCAAAATAAGATACTTAATAGTTTTGATTCTCTTGTTCATAATCCTTCTATTATGAATGGAGATATTGCAGTATTAGAAGAACTTAAAAATAGATTATCTACATTAAACAATTCAGATACAAATGAAGTACAAGAAATCTCGGAAGAGCTTGCGGCAATCTTTAATAAATATAACTTCGGCATCAATAGGCAGGGTGTTATTAACTACATTCGTAATTTCGGTGATAGTAAACTTTCTAATATCACTAGTCTTGTCAATGATTTGCTAGAATTTAATAAAGTTGTAGCTAATGCGTCTAATATATTAAAGATAGATAATGAAGCACAACGTATATATTATGCAGGTGAATATAACAAAGCTAAGAACGATGAAGAATATGTAGTAGTTCCATTTGATAAGTCTCAACTACAATATAAAGGCGGTTATGCTAATAATATAGCTAATCGTATATCTGATAGATTTAAAGACTATCAAATAGTAGATTCTGAATTTAATAGTATTAATGCAGAGAACAATCTAGTTAGTGATATTCTAAAGAACAATTATATTAGTAAGTTCTTTGAAAGAATTAACGATAATCGTTATAATGATAATCCTACTGCTAATGCTGAACTTCGTGACTATCTAGTTAAGTTTACTAATATTCCTCAATATCAATATAGTAATATACTTATTGAAAAGACTTTATCTAATGGTAAAGTAATTCCCGGTCTACTTCGTCTTACTGATACTGGTTACGAACTTACTGAATATTATCGTGAGTTTGGTGCACAATTATATAACGGTGTTAGTAATGAAGTTACAGGAAAGGCTAAATCTTATAAAGATATTAATGCTCTTGAATGGGATATTATTACTCTAAACGAATACGCTAACAACGGAGATAACTATGAGATGACTAAAGGAGTTAAGAAATCTAAGTTCTTTACTCAAACGCCTTCTGATGCACCTAAGACTTTCGTATTCAATAGTTATAAATTAGATTATACTGGACTATTTAATGCTAATGGTTCTATTAATCATGGACATCCGATATATGTAGCTTATGCTAACATCTATGCTAAAGAATTAGCAGAAATGGCACAAGCTATCAACTTCTTATTCAAGACTACTGTTGAGAACGGAGTAGTAACTATTGTATCAGATGAGAATGGTAAACCTAAAATAAAAGAAGAGTTTAAAGATTTACGTAAATCAGAAGCTAGACTTAATTATCATTATCGTAAAGGTATTCTTGATGGCAATGGTAAACCTACTGGTAATGTATTTAAATTTAGAAGTCTACTTATTGATAAAGTTAAGAATCTTAGTAGATATAATAGTGAGACAGCCAAAAATGTAGATATGAATTGGTTGTTCGAGGGAGGTGACGTATTCTCACTCCTTTATGGGGGAAAGAATAGTGAAATATCACTAATACAAGATGAGAACGGAGAGTACAATATTAGACTTACTGGCGAGCTTCGTAATTCTGTATATAATTATATAGATAGTTATATTAATTATAGAATACAAGAAGCTATTACTAAATACAGTTCTGATAAAGAATTTGTAGATAAGTATAAGAACGCTAGTCAAGAATCATTCAATGCTTTCATTTCTGAAATGGTTCTTAACTATGAGATTCAATATAATAATCTAAATGATATGTTCTTCGGAGATGAAGCATATTATAAAGATTCTCGTGATACTATTAAACGTAATAAAGAATACCAAGCCGGAGGATTAGCTTATGCAGGATATGATTTATACAATGTACAGAAGCATTTGGGAGATATAACAGTAGCTCCTAATAAGACTATTAGTGTAGATAGTAGTTTCAAATATATTACTCTTGAAGATGTTCAAAGTAGCGGTAAAGTTCTCGATGATTTAAAGAAACAATTAGATATAGCTAACGTATCTAAAGAAACTAGAGCTTTTATACTTAAACAGTTCTCTAAAGATAAGTCAGAAGTAACAGATGCTCAATCATTTATTACTCTTGATGAATTTGTTCGTAGAATGTATCTACGTGGAGAATATGATAGTTATAAAGATTTAATCGAAGCTCTTTATGACGAAACCAAGCCTATTGATAATGTTAAACTAGGAGAGTTATCTAAGAAGATACAAGTTCAGAAAAACTTCTATTATGACTTAGAAATAGATAATGATGCTAAGTTAGCTAATCCTATTCAGATTAAAAATGCAGAGTTCGTACTTATACCTAGATTCTTAGGTAATAGTGAACTTGGTGCTTTAGCTAAATATATGACTGATAATAATATTGGTCAGGTTAACTTTACTACTACTGAAAAAGCTACTACTAATAGAGTATTAGAGTTTTGGGATTCTCATGGGAAATTCCCCTCTAAAGAGGAGTTGAAACAGTTTAACTTGGATGTTCAAACTAAGTATAAAACTGGTTGGTATTCTAATCTTTATACCCAGCAAGATATTCCTCAACACATGGATGGTGAAAATAAAGCAGGATTGCAGATTGTTAAGAAGCTAATAGATAATATTGGTAATACTTCCGAAGGTCAGTCTCTTATTAAAGATTTCTTTGATAATTTTACTGCTAATATTCAAGATAGTTTCAAAGATGCTGCTTCTCGTATTGGTGTAGAGATTGATGCTAAAGGTAATGTAGTATATGAAGGTAATCAAGCTAAGATTGATAATAATAAGTTCATATCTCTTATTAAAGACGAGTTAACTCGTAGAGGATTAGATAGTAATTATCGTAAGTATGCTGAAATAAATCCTGAAACTGGATTGCCTTATATGCCTGCTTGGACTAATCTAGTTCGTAGCAAGATAGAAAATATTGTAAATAGTATATTTACTAATCGTGTTACTCGACAAGTACTTCCAGGATTTCATGCTAGTCAAGTTTCAGATATTGGTATGACCGAACTATCAGGTCGTAGTGATTTAAGAGATTTGATGCAATCTAGAGTAGAAGAGAAACACGGTTATTCTCTTGGTCGTAAACTAACTTATCATAAAGATGGTAGTCAGATAGTAGAAATACTGTTACCTAAATGGATGGTAAAGGCTTATAATACTTATGATTCAGAAGGTAATCTAGTTAATGAAGTTACTCTTGAAGATTTACAATCTGCTGGACTTGATACTATGATTGGTTATCGTATTCCAACAGAAGGTAAACAATCAGTAGCAGTAATGAAAGTTGTAGGTTTATTAGATGAATCTCAAGGTTCTACTATTGTTGTTCCTGATGAATGGGTATTACAGACTGGTGCTGACTTCGATATTGATAGTATCTATGGTATTTATCATACTGCTACATTCGATAAGAATGGTAAACCACAGAAAGTTGAATATATAGAAGGAGAAGATGATGCAGCAGTAAATAGAAGATATAATAATTATCTATTTAATAATCTAAGTAAAGAGAATATTCAAGATGCTAGAGATATTGCAATAGATTTAAGTCAAGAAGGACTAAGCTATGCGGAAGCCTATGAATCAGCTATTACTAAATATGCTGAACAAGGAGGACTTTATTCTAAAGAAGAATTTAGTAAGCTAACAGTAGCTCAACAGAATACTCGTGATGCTCGTAACAATAAGATAGTAGATACATTTATTAAGATAATGAATCTACCAGTATCTATTGGTGAAAACTTATCTTCTAGTAACTTTGAAGATATTAAAGCTGCAAAGGCTAATATCTTTGAAGGTTTATCAGAGACTTATCGTAATATTAATTCAGTAATTGCTCAAAATTGGTATCGTGATGCTAATATGTCCGGTGCGCGTCTTAAAGCTATTTCTGTTAATCGTGACAACTTCGCCTCTATTAGTAACAAAGCTAAAACTATTGTTGACGGTGCACACGGTGGTTTTAGGTTTACTTATACATATAGCACAGAGAAAGAAGCAAAAGACGCACAAAGTAAACTAAGAAAACGTTTTAGAGATGTAACTAGAAAAGGTAAAGAAGTAACAGTAGACCATAATCAATTAGGTTGGAGTTATGATAATCTTAATATAGATAATCGTTTGATTACTCCTTATTCTTCTGAAACTACTGCTCTTATTCTTGACGGTGTAAAAGAAGGTGGTGTTCCTAACGTAGACTTGTATACTTTTGATGTATATAAATCTATTGTAGATTGTGGTGCTAATTATGAAACATCTATTCTATTTATTAATCAACCAGTAATAACTGAACTTATTACTAGACAAAATGCTAACGATAATGTATTTGGAGAAACTGGATTTAATCCTCTTATTGGATTAAGACGAGACATGTATATAAGATTAGCTAGAACTGTTGGTATTCCAGCTAATAGTATTACTAAAAAGACTCGTCTTAAAGATGTTAAGAAAATGCTTGAGAGCAGAGGAATAGAGATTAATGAAGATGAGCTTCTTGAAGAAGGAATAAAAGTAACTGAATTAAGAGAACATCTTAAAGATGATGTAGAAAGTACTAGTTATAATAATACTGATAATCTTATATATCAAATTAAAGCGTTAAGAGCATTTGAATATTTCAAAGAGATAGGCGATCAAATCAATTCTAATATGATGGTTATCACTAGTGATAAGTTTGGTGCTGGTAAATCTGCTAATGAAATAGATAATGTTATTAATCGTATTAATGATATTAAGGAGAATAATGTTGGTCGTATAAAAAAAGGTCAACCTGTTCTTAAAGCAGTTACAGAAGAAGGTAACAAGTATCTAATAGATGCTATTTATCCTAAGACTAATTTCAATACTATTAATGATATTAATCAGGATGAACTAGAATCTGCATATCCTTCTTTATATTATCAGTTAAAGTATAGTTGTATAGCTACTGAAAAGATTATTCGTGATAGTGAGATATTCAAAACTCAAACACCGCAGTTCCGTGAATTAGTAAGTAAGTTTGGTATTCGTAATCTTCAAACTATTCAGCAGTTAGAGAGCTTTATTATTAACATGAGCCAAGCACAGTCTAACTTTGTTAATACTAATAGATTTATAACTAGAAGTGATAATGAGTTTATACCTAGCTATAATATAAATCTTATTAGTAGCCAACAAGATACTCGTGCTAGATTATATGGATATACTGATATAGTAGGTAGCTTCGATATGTCTGATATGTCTGAAAAGAACGTAGAAGCATTTATGAAATTATCTCCTGCTAATAAAGTAGCATTAATTCAAAGATATACTTCTGATAATAATCTATTTAAGAACCTAAATGTTGAATATAAAGGTCGTCGTAATAGTTATGATAGAATAACTATTGTTGATAGTACTATATCTACTGAATCTCAATATCAAATGTTTCGTAATGCTTGGCATAGTAATAATCCATTTATTAAACTTGCTACTATGGATTTGATAAGATATTCTATGATAGTAGAAGGTTATAAGTTTAAAGGTGGTACGGTTAGTAAAATTATTCCTGTTGAATTATTATATGGACAAGATACTGGTATTGATTCTGATAATGGAGTTTCTTCAGCTACTAATATTATTAACGATTCAGATAGAGCTATTAATAGCATGATTCAATATGGTAGTGAGATAGGAACTTATGAAAGAGCTAGCAATGATGCAGCTACTATTGAGAAGTTACGTGACTTATTCTTTAGAACTAATCCTAATAATCCTGATGTATTAGTATTTGAGAATAAGAAATATAAAGAATCTAATAAGATAACGTTTAATAGATTAGGTGTTGGTGAACTTAGCTTTAAAGAAGCGCAAGAACGTGGAATGATTACTGGTAGTGAGAATAACCGTAGGTATCGTCATTATGCTAAGACTAATGATAATAACAAAACTCTACGATTATATAAACTAGTATATTATAATGATACTGTTTATATGTTACCTACTAATCCATTAGAACAGAATGAAATTGGAGAAGTAAGCGTTAATCCTGATAATAATAGAATGTTTCTTCCATTAGATATATTAGAAGATGTTTCTATTAATCAGTATGATGCTGCTTTTATTAGTTCTGTAAATATAGGTATTACTTCTGATACTCGTAAGTTTATGGTTCTTCCTACTGTATTTGAAAAGGGAGCTGATACATTAATTGAAGAAGTATTTCCTAATAGTACTGTCTTGACTTCCCCCATAAAGGAGCAACAAATTGATACTTCTCGCAAGTACATTGTGGCAATTACTGATAACAATGCTTTATTGGAAACTATTGAATCTCTTGATGCTGCTGGTGTTCATGATTATGTTGTTGCTGCTCCTAATATGAATTATAATAATATTCGTAGGATTATTAATGAACGTAATAATGCAGATATTGCAGCTAAGAGATTACAAGCAGCTATGACTAAGTTAGATGCTAATGAAGTTCAACTTAGAAAGAAGAAATCAGATAATTCTGAATCTCCTTATTATGCTCAACTTAAAGCTAGCATTAATCAAACTATTAATGATGTTAATGTTAATGGTATTGGATTTGTTCCTGTTTTACAAACAGTAATAGATAATACTGGTTTTAGACCTAATGGATATTTCAGATATGAAAAAGAAGGCAATGCTTATATCGTTACTAACTTAGGACGTATAACTACTAAGTCAGTTAATCTTGCTCCTGATTATTCATATAGTAAAAAGACTGTTATTAATAGTGTATCTCAATTAGAATTTCCTAGACGTAATGCTTTAACTCAAGTAGTTAAAGAAAATGCTAGATTAGATAAGTTCGCTAATAATAATATTATTAGAGTTCAGACAGAAGAGAACTTTATTAATGAAGATGTACTTGAATCAGCATTAGTAGATAATGATAGAGAAATTAACGAATATATTTCTCGTGTAATTGAAAGTGTTGAGAGAAGTAATGCTAACGTTGAAGAAGCAGCTCTTAATGACGCTTTCCGTTCATTTGCTGCTATTGATTTACGTTCTAATACAGCTACTAAGTTAAACGATAACTTACGTGAGCAAGCATTGAAAATTATTAATGGTTATACTAATAGACGTATTGATGATTTCTTATTTGATATTCATAATTTCTATACTACTTATGTTACTAATCCTGATGGTACTTATAAACTAGACGAAAATGGTAATAAGATAGTAATGGAGAAATGGGGTATAACTAATAAGAAGTTATTCGACCGTATGTTAGAAGATGAAACATTACGTACTCGTTATGAAATGTTCCTAGATGACATTAATAGATTTGTAGAAGATTATTCTATTATTGAAGCTATTCAACCTTATGATATTGATGAAGCTCATAGTGTAAGTGAGACAGAAGAAGAAATAGAAGGTCTGCGTAGAACTAATGATATGCTCAAACAAATTAAAGATAAGTTTAAACGTATCAAAGACTTAGATAATGTAGTTAAACGTAGTACTAAGATGTACTTTGATAGTTATATTACTAGTCTTTCTAGTGACCCTCGTGTTCAATCTAATATGCTTAGTATTACAGAAGCATTTGAAGATGAGAACTTCTTCCAGTTTTGGCTAGCCGATAGTCAAGAGACACATATTCCAATAGTTCAGATAGTTCTAAAACAAATGATGAATCAGTTAAGAGCTAGTGAGATTAATGCTCGTGATAGAAAGATAGCCTTTACTTCCGCTATTTCAGCGATTATCGAGGACGCAAAAAGCAACGGTGTAAACGTGTCTCTGAACGATATTTTGGACGAAAATGGCAATCTTTTGCTGCCGTATAATGAATCGTTCACTGATAAATTAAGGTCGTTAAAAGAGGCTGTAAAGCTGGCTCAAATTGACGACCCGAACGGTCGGGACGGGCTTATATATAAGAAAGCTAAAGACGAATTAGAGAAGTTCTTAATAGATAATATAGAACGTGAGTACAATAAAGAGTTCTATCAAGACTACTATGATATGAATCAAATACTTAATAAATATCCTCAAACTTATGTTAAGTTAATGAAGATATTACATGAGGAAGGAGATATATTAAGTACAATGATTGATAATGATTATAGTACTCTTACTGTTCAAAACGCAAGAAGACTTGAAGAGCTTAGATATGAGTTAGCAGAAATGCGAGCCACTATTGATATGGATGGTAATTATAAAGAGAATTATCAAGAAGCTAATGCTGTTAATAATTACTTATCGCGTAGACGTCAGTTAAATAATAAGTATAAAGAGAGTAAACCTAAAGATGCTTTCACTATTCGTTATAAGCAAGCTATTGAAGGTTTACAATATCCTGAAACTTCTGAAACTTATAGAGAATCAGTAGAATGGTTAAAGGCTAATACTGATTATAAGTTAAAAGGAGAGTTCTTAGATGAACTAAAGAAAGCCTATATGGATACTCGTCTAGGTAATCCTTTTGATAGTTTCGTTCGTACTATGGCTTATGGTAAGTATGATTCAGAAGGTGTTATTGATGGTACTAAATTTACAGATGTTCAAATAGCTAATCTAAAGAAACATCAGGAACAAATGTTTGCTGCTGCCGTTGGTCGTGTTAAGCCAAATGAACAGAAAGCTCAAGAATGGTTAGATAACCATGTTAGTTATATCAATACTGTTTATTATGAAGCTATGTATGTAGCTATGAATAAGATGGGTAAAGAAGTATTTGATAAATGGTATATTGATAACCATGTTGTTAATCCTATTACTAAAGAATATGAACCGTTGCCTATTTGGAGACAAATGGTAGTTAAGGATGAAGCTAACAACATGGAATATAGTGCTAAATACAAATGGTTAGAAACTAAAGTTAAAGAACAGTATAAGAATCCTAACTACGATGAAGTTAAACTACAACCTTCTACTAATAAATATCGTAATGATAAGTATTATGGAATGAATAATTATCAGCAACAGTTATATAACGAAGTAGATTCTCTTCTTAATGAACTTGTTAAAGATAAACGTAGTCGTACTTATATTAATCGTGGTTATCTGCCTAATCAAGCTATTGAACAACCTAGTCAAGGTTTTGCTGACTATTGGCAAGACTTTAAACGTAGTCATGGTTGGTATGATACTCCTAATAAGTCTGATATAGAACTTAATCTATATAAGAGATTTAGTAATGCTCCTATGCTTCATAGTTTATCGGAAGTTAAGTTACTTCCTATTCGCGAACAACAAGAAGGAGAAACTAAAGAAGAGTATCTAACTTATGTTCGTGAAACTCAAGCTAAGAATAATGAGTTACGTAAACAAAGAGCACAGGAGAATGCAGAACGTAATAATCCAAATGTTCTTGAAAGACTTAATTCATTTATAGATAGTATGTATAACTTTAATACTCGTAATGATATAGCTAGATTAGCTAAGATTACTAGTAATCAATTACGTAATATGGATATTATTAAGAGAAATCCTAATGATAAACTTATGGATAATAGATTACTTAGTAGAATTACTGGTAAACAAGAAATACGTACTACTAAGAGTGATGATTCAAATATAGTTAAACACTTCGAGAATCAAGTTCGTAAGTTAGTATTTAATGAATTTGAAATGGATGAAGGTACTCGTTCTAAAGTATCTCGTGTTATGCGTAATATGGTATCTAGTAAGTTTATGATGTTAAATATTACTGGTGGTATTGCTAACGTTCTATACGGTAAGACACAGATACAAATGGAAATGGCTGCCGGACAATTCTTTAAATACAAAGATTTCCGTAAAGGTGAGAATGAATGGATGCAGAATGTAGGTAGTTATCTAGCAGATGCCTATAATGAAACTACTAATAATGAAACTAATGCTGTTATTAGATTATTCAATGTTATTGAATCTGATATGGTAACAGAACGTTATGGTAAAGGTAGTAATCCGATGGGTAAACTAGAGAATCTATTATTTATCCAACAGACAGCAGGTGAGCATTATATGCAAAACGCTACATTATTAGCTATGCTTCATTCTCATAGAGTAGTCAATATTGATGGCAAGAATAAAATAATGTCATTTGAACAGTATGCTATGAATCTTAGAGAAGAAGCATTACTTAAAGTTCTTCGTAAGAATAATCCCGAACTAGTTTCTAAGTATGAAACCTTTAAAGATAAAGTACTTGAATCTTACGTTGAGAAAGAACGTTATGTTAAGTTTAAAGCTGATATAATAACTGATTTCTTACGTTCGATTCCTAAAGAACTAAGGCAAGAGTTTAAAACTACTTATAAAGAAGACACTAAAGAAGAACGAATTAAGTTTGAACAACATCCTTCATTTAGAGAAAGTCTTATATTGAAGAATGGTGTTGCCACTCTAAAGAAAGATAGCGGTCTTACTAATGATGATATTGCAGCTTTCCGTAATAAGGTTATATCAGTTAATCATCAGATACATGGTATCTATGATAAGATTGGTGCTAATCAGCTACAACAATCATGGTGGGGAGCTTTACTAATGCAGTTCCATAAACACTTAGTTCCTGGTTATCAAAAACGTTTTGGTTATCGTTTGGGTCACTTTGACGGTATATATAATGAAACTCGAGAATCTATTAGTAAAGGAACTTATGTTAGTTTAGGAGAGTTTATAGCAATGCCATTTAAGAAGTACTACGAACTTAATGATAGTAACGAACTTCAAGCTGTTCGTACTCTTCAAGGTATTGCTAAAGGTTATGCAGATTTTGTAGCTAATCTTACTACTTATTATAATATTCTTCCTGAATATGATAAAGCTAATATTCGTAGATGTTTGGGTGAATGGATAGCTATTACTAAAGCAGTAGCATTATTCGTAGTTGGTAAGTTAATGCTTGACGATGACGATGATTCTACGCAAGTAGCAGATTATATCTTATATAGTGCTGACCGTCTAATGTCTGAAACTATTCAATATACTCCATGGGGTATAGCGAATGAAGGTAAGAAACTATATAGTCAACCTGTTGCTGCGTTAAGTATCGCATCTGATAATCTTAAATTACTAGAGGCTTGTTGTAGTTATATAGTTACTGGTAATCCTGATGATTTATATTATAATTCAGGTACTTATTCAGGTGAGAATAAACTTAAAGTTAATATAATGAAACAGATACCATTAGTTAATCAAATTATAAAACATCAAAGACTTGGTGCTAACAACAGTTACTATAAAGTTCGTAGTAGTCCATTTAGTGGTCTAGGTCAAATTGTTGCTAATATGATTACTGATGAAGATGAAGAATAACTAACTACTTAATATTACAACTCATAGGAAAAGCCGGATTGCTTGTAAAAGTAGTCCGGCTTATTGTTTATATCAAAATAATTGCTACCTTTGCAGTGAACAAGTACCTACCGTCTCGGACTGTTGTACGGGATTTAGCATTTGCTATATGACTAACTAGATTAGTTGCGTGTAGTGTGGAGAGCTAGGGAACTCGATTAGTCTTAGTACTTATAAGTATTATTTCATTTAGGCAGTGTCTCCGCCCTAGTGCAAAACCTCGGACGATAAATAGAAACAAAGCTACAAGGATTAGTAGAATGATTGTCAATAGAGATTGATTTAGCTTCACTACCCGAAAAAGAGCCGAATACTATTTACTCCGTCTATGACCTTACTATATCCAAAAAGTTCCCAAATGTTCTATCTAACGAAGAACATCTTCCCGAACACTATCCCCAATGCCGCTAGTATTATTGTTTGGAATACTATTATTAACATTAGCTTTACTATATCCCGCTAGCCTAACGGCTAGCTTTCTTCCCCCATAAAGGAGCAGGTTTGCCGATAATTCCACTCCTTTATGGGGGATTTAGCGAGCTTGCGAGCGTAGGAAAGTCCAGCAATATAATTATCCCTAGTACGTTGGTTTTATCCAAGTACAGTTTAAAAAAAAGAACTATCAACAGTATTGCTACTATTAATAGTTCTAAGTTCATTTACTTTCTTTAATATCTTTCTTTGCTCTCGCATATCCTTTGATATAACTTTCAACAAAACGATTAGTACATAACCTTCTCATATCTAAAGAACAAGGATTATAATCACACTTTCCACAATGTCTACTTAATCCGTCTGATTGATATGCTTTAACTTTAACACTTACTTTTCTTACCATAATATAAAAAGAGTACTAGTATTTCTACTAGTACTCATAATGTATAACTAAAATGATTATTACTTATTCGTTCTTATACTTCTTCTCTACTTCTTGTAGTTTCAGATAGATATTATTACGAGCTTTAAGTTTAGGAAGTGATGCAACACATCTCATAGCTTTACGAATTTGACTGCGCATAAATTTATTCTGCGATTTCATGACCTTCTTCTTCTTTTGGTTCAACATAAGGATTCCAAGTATTCATAAACTGATTAAGTTCGACTACTACTTTCTCTCTATCGTATACGTTTTCTTTACTAATTTCTTCAAGAATTACATGAAGAGTATTACCGCCATTTTTATCTTGCATACGACATAAAGAATCGCATTGATAAACCTTATTAGGATTTCTAGGATTAACTACTTTAGAACAGTTATTCCAAGTATCAATAGATAATAAACCTTTTATTTTCAGCATGATTATTCATTTTCTTTAGGTTTAACATTAAGACCATATTTAGCCCATTGAAGAACAAAGCCAAGATGTCCCCAAAGACTATTAACAACTTCTTCCATAGCATATTGTTTGCCAAGTTCTTCGCTATAATTCTTTGGGTCAACACAAGAAGAATGACGAACTGTATCAAAGCCAGTAAGAGTATGAGCATTAACAATGGTAATCTTTTCTCCTATTGTTGTAACATCTACATCAGTAATAAAATTCTCAACATCTTCTTTTAGAATCTTAGTACCGTCATTATTCTCTGAAAGAGGATAATACGCAGCATCAGCTACATCTTTAGGTGACCAACTTTTATATCCATCTGGATAAGTAACTTCATAACCCATATCATCAGGATGAGCATTACCTATTTTATAACCAGTTGAT